CCCAGCCAGTTTTCTGCTCGTACTTTCTGGTCGCCACTGTCTGTGGTTTTGGATTTCCTACCGGCATCTTTTATCCTCTCTTTCTTGTAAAACAAATGATTAACTTTACAATCCCGATCACGATAAAAAATACACCTAAAAATTCTAATGCTTTCATTTACTTAGATGAGCAATTGTGTTATATTAGTTGTATGAGAAGGGCTTGCGCCCCTCCCATTAGTTTTGTAAATTGTCCTTAGAGCAATTTACTGAGCAGCAGCAGGATGATTCCTACTGCTAAGTCCGTAAGTGCACCGACCAGCCAAGTCTTGAATGCGCTTTCGGACTTTTCTTTTTTTATCTTTCGGTTTCGATTGCTCATCTTTCTTTCACCTCCTTACAAGTATATAATATCATATCGTGCACCATATGTCAATAGTTTTTTCATAAAAATATAACAGGCAACAAGAAAAACCTGCTGCCTGATTGCTTTTTCATATATCTTCTTTTCACATCATAATCATAACACAGAAAGTACCGCACAAAACGCACACTTTAATGTTTTTTTATATATCTTTCTATCATCATTCGGCATCCGCTTTCTGTATATCCACTTCCCATCTGTTCAGCAGTTTTTTTCCAGCTCATCTTATCGATGTACTTAAACGTCGCTGCTCGCCTGCATTCGCTATCATCCATGGAAAATATGTACGTTTCCACTACATCAATCATATTTTCCAGTTTTTTTCTCAGATTCTCGAGTTTCAGCTTTCTTGCTAACAGCAAACTTTTCTGTCTGTTATACTCCGTTGTCGGAAGTCCCTCGATTTTGAAATGCTGTATCCCTCCATAACCGCCGGATACCGAATCTGTCACAGTTCCCGCTTTTTCCATTCGCTCTATTTTTGCTTGCGTTTCCCGGATCCGACGGTCTGTTTCGACAATCTCTTTCAAAACGCTGTCGTACTGCTTCAGAATATTCTTTTCCAACCGCATCGCCTCCTCTCACTATCCGCGTTCCTATCCTCTGATCAGAATCTTTTCATACATCTCTACAAGATCCTGCAGGCGTTCCTCCTCTCGTTTCGTTGGTCCCAGTGCTTCAATCACCTGCTTTACTTCCACAATCTCATCGATAATGCTTGCTGCCTGATGAAAACGCTTCGCCATGTCTGCCAGCCATGCTATTTCTTCTTGCATTTTCTAGCCCTCCTTCCCCTGTTCAGCCAGCAACCTGCTAATCAACATATCGATCATTTCAAAGAAATCATGTTTGCACTCATTGCAGTTACTGCCTCTCCCGCAACAGAATTCTTCACACCGTCTATAATACTTTTCCCATCCGTCAGTCTTCAGGATGTGCTCTGTTCTTTTAATGACATATTCCAGATTGGATGCATCCGGCTGGGCGTTGAGCAACGGAAGGATGTCTTTTTGAATCTCCATCGTGCTCCGTGGTGTTCGGATACGTTCCGCAATCTGTTCCTTTAATCTGTCTGCATCAATTAATCTCATGTGCGTCACTCCAATCTAATTTCTGCCCGCAATACGGGCAATATGCGCAATCGCATTCTCGTAATGGTGTTGTTTTGCATACCGGGCAGTCGCCTATCATTGTTCCGATCGCCACGTTGTATGCGATAGGAATCACTTTCTTTGCTGTCTGCTTAGAATCCCCATCCACAAACCGCTGGATCTCCGCTACTTCCTGTTGCAGCTGCTCATCAGTCTTTTTCATTTTCTGCCACCGCCTTTCCATATCGATTTACTCTCTGCTTCAGCCATTCGTATACCTTCTCCTGCTGCCCCAGATCCATTTCCTTTTTACACTGGATTCTGTACTCGTTTTTTGTACTCGGAATCTTTTGCAGGCTCTCGCTCGTCCGTTTCTTATTTCCGATGGTCTGAGTATCCTGCATATTCCTTTCTTCCCTCCTCTCGGCCCTTTTCTGATTTCTTTATAGTTTTCACATTCTTCACAATGTCGTTTCTTCTCGTCTATATCCTGCCTTGTTAGCCTCGCATACTCATTCATGATTTTCTGCAATGTACAATTCTCACACACTTTATTACATCCGTTCTCACATGGCATATCTACATAGTCAACTTCCTCAGTTCCTCCACTCGTCACCGGATTTGTAAACGTGCAATACTCTCTTGGTACATACATATCTCCGTAAACTCTTATCATCTTTATCATCTTGCGTCCTCCATCGGTTTTCCGAACCGGTCAACTTTTTCACTTAACCAGTCGTGGATCCGTACCTCTGTTTCGGTATCTATCTTCTCCAGATGATGCTTTTCAAGCTCTCCGGCAAGATAATGTGCCAGCTCTAGAACCGTCAGATTGCTCATGTACTCTCTTCGCGTTTCGTACATTTCATCGACTACTTCTATCTCTGGTATCTCTTCCTCTACCGGCTCATTTTCATCGTCGTTTTCCTCCGGAGCAGATGATTCTAAGCATTCATTTTCTTGGATTTCTAGCTCTTTTTGCGCCGGCGCAATTTCCTCTCTCTGGCTCTCCTCTCCTGCCGGTTCAATGCTCTCATCTGTATCCTCTTCATAATCTCCGGAGCCTGTTTCTTCTCCTTCGGTGTCATCTTCCTGATGTTCTGTTTCGCTGTCTGTTCCATAGCCACCTGTCCCTTCCTCGCCTTGTTGGCTTTCTTCTGCTTCCTGTTCTGTATTTTCATTAATTGGCTCTGGATGTTCTTCTGGAACATCCTCTTTTTCCGGTTGTTCAACAACGTCCTGTTCTTCTGGTCCGCCAAAATAGTTCCGCCATGTATCAGTTCCTGCTGCCGATGCTCCGAAGATATCCATCGTCATTTGATAGAATTCTTCCCAATTCATGTCCTTTGGCGTATCTCCAAATTTTTTGAATGTTACACGATTTTCGTACATCATCAGAAAAAAAAGCCCTTTTTTATATGACCGGTTTCCGCCCGGATTTACAATTTCCTTGAATCGCTCTGCTGTTGGTTTGCCGAACTCTGTTACTTCACTAAACACCGCATTGAGTACGTCCATATGATCCTGATAGAATTTCTCTACCAGCTGCCGAATATCGTCGGCTTCCCCTGCCTCCGGTTCGGTTTTGTTAAACCTTTTCAGCTCTCTGATGTCCTCTCGTGACGTATCCGGTTGGATCATCTGCCTGTCGCTGTCCGGGAGCTTCAGCATTTCTTCTAACTGGCTGCGCCCGAGGTCCGCATATTCCGGCCGGAGCCGTTCAGAGTATCCGTCTATCGAATACTCCCGGTTAATAGCCATGAAACGGCTTGTGGTTGATGGTTCCAGTCCATATTCCGCCTTGGCGAATTCTGCCACGCTTTTATATCCGTCTCTCTCATAGAGTTTCTGATCATCAATCTGGCGGAGAGCGTATCCGATCCGGACGAAGCTCTGCTTAACTCCCAAAAGCTCCTGTTTTAATTTCTGTTTTATCTCGATCCAATCATTCAAAGTCATCTGCACATATTCCATAATTGCCTCCTACATCCAAATTATTGTTTCTTCGTACTCAAAATCTTTCCAAGCCCTGTATGATCTATTGCACACGCAGCTAATAGCATAGTCTTCCAGCTCGTTTTCTTTTTTAAGCCAAGCACAATGATTTCTACAGTGCTCCTTAACCTGTTCTAAAAGTTCTATCTCCCCAGCGGCCTTTATCTCTTCTTTTGCTTCTTCTCTCCAAATCTCCGGGAGAAACTCTCCCAACGGTGTTACATAGCGTTCTATATATTTGGTGATTGCTTTTGTATCTGCTATTAATCTGTACAACCCGGCTTTTGCTATGTATTCGAAATATGGTCTTGCCCGGAATGATGTAATAAATTTGTTGACGTTAAATTTCGTTCCGCTATTGGCCAGTGCGTCAATTCCGCTCCGTTCCAGATTTCCACATGGCAAGACTTCCTTCAGATTGTCAGGATACAGATACGATGGTACAAACCTTTTGTTCTGCTGATTTCTGTCCCAGAAATCCTGTTCGAACTCATCTGCCTCTATTCGGGTTCCGTACCAGACTTTTCCCCAATCTTTGCCTTTAGGGATAATTGCCCGGATTTCCTCAAACATCTGGATTTCTTTTTTCCCTGCGCTCCATCTGCAGATTGTTTTAAACTGACGTTCTACCCACTTTTCTCCATACTGCTGCAATAGGATAACTGGTGCCTTTCTTACTTTCTCCTGTTGTCTGCTATTTGCCGTTACTAGCTGACCGCATTTCGGGCAGCTTGTCTTTTCTCCGTGTTTCCATCCTTTCTTTTTCCAACTGCTGCATCCACAGGCTGTGCAACTGTATGTAGTTCTCTTTCCAACTTTTTTGATAAAAAGTATGTGCCCCGGAAAAATCTTCTGATCCAACCAATCCTCTACTTTATCCGGTACGCATGGAATTTCTGCCATCATATCATTAATCCGGTCCACTTTCCGCTCCATTGCTTTTTGCCTGTTCGCTTCATTTATTTCGTCCTCATAAACACCTATTCTCCATGTATCCAGGAAATCCAACGCTCTCTGTTTATCCTCGATGGATTCCCATGCGATACAATCGTCAAGATCGCAATAGTAGCTTTTTACCGGTTCCTTTCCCATACACACTCTGGCTGCATTGTTCAGTTTGCAGATGCGCCATGTTCCATTGATCCAAGCATTATAACCATCTTCGTTTGCGAAATACCTGCCTTTCAAAACTCCTTTATGAAACAGGCTGATTTCTATCGCCTGCTCTCCTTTTACTTCCAGAATCTGACTTACAGCGGTTATTTTGCCCCTTTCCGTATTCCCCGATGTACCACATGGTTCACATTTTAAGAATTTTGCCGCTCTCACTTCTTCTCGCCTCCCATGTAGTAATCCGTGATGATCTGCTTCGCTCTGGCCATCCCAGGAATTCCTAAAGTGACCTTACCGGCAGATACGCCTGCTGCCTTTATGATTCCCTTATCGATAGGCTGCTGATTTTTAAACGACCACATCAGGAGTGCTGCGATACACCCTTTCAGTGATTTTCCTTTCTTCCGGACATTGAACGCCAGTAGCTCATTTTCCATGCACTGGCCACGCAAATACTCTACCCAGTCCTTCATGATCTCTTTTGGCTTCAAATCTGCTACTTCAACATCAATCTTTCCCAGTGCCGCCGTCATGGCATCGCACAGTACCGGAATATCGCCAGACAGATACATCTCCACGTATTCTTTATCGATGCCATTCTCTTTGGCCATAGTTTTGATCGATGCTGTATCGCCCTCATTGAACAGATTTTCTGCAAGTTCATTTATTTCTCCAAACGTATCCATCTCTCCGAACTTATCAAACATTGTTTAGCTCCTCTCTGCCATTCTGGCGTGCTTCTTTGTTTTCCACCCAGCTGATCAGGGCTTCTGTTGCCACACGATAGCACTGCGTCTCCGATTCATTCTCTACTTTGATGATCATTCGTTTCTTGATGCCGCTGCCCTGCCAGATACGGATCCAGCAATCATCAAAAATGGATGCATGTGCTGACATTTTCAGTCCATATTTTCGGCACACCGCATCATATTCCTCATAGAATCGTTGTAACGCCTGTCTGCGTTCAGCTTCGTTTTCCACGTCATATTCCATCTGTCTATATCTCCTGCCCTTATCTTCTTACCAGTTCGCCGCTTTTAGCCATGTGTGCCAGCTCATTCATTGAAAATGATTCCACATAGCTTGTGTGATCACCGAACATATTCACAAAATGCAGCCGGAATCTGATGAACCTTTCATGCTCCGGGATATGCTCCACTACGGCATTTATCCACTTTTTATCCTTTAACTCTAAGGCTCCTGTTTTATAAATTCTGTATCTCTGCCCTCTTTGTGTTCTTTAGTGCTCTCCTGCTGCCATTTACCGGTAATCTCTTCATGCATCCAGTTCCGACCAAACTCCTGCATGTAGCGTTCATGTGAATACTTACGTTCAAACGCCTGCTGCCCGATCTGGCACAGAAAGATCCGGACGTTTCGGTTTGTATGCACCGCATCCGGTCCATATTCATGATGCGCTACGCATAGATATACCCACAGACCGTAATGCTCTGATTTCTTACGATTTGCGGTTCCAAACATGATATGGTGTCTGTGCAATCCTGTAGATGGCAATTCTCCGTAATATCCCTGTTCACCAGCCAGATATCTGCAGATATAGCACTCTTTTTCCCTCTGTACGATGCTTTTACTCATTAGCTAAACGGTAGCTCCTCTTCCAGTCCGTCCGGGATTTCCATGAAGCCATCCTCTCTTGTCATCGGTGCCGGATTCTGCTGCGCGATCTGTCCTGCTGTCTTGCTTTCGGCAAACTCCTACTCTTCCACGACGACATCTGTGGTGTAAACTTTCTGTCCGTCACGGTTGGTATAGCTTCCGGTCTGGATACGGCCTGTGAGGACAATCTTGGTTCCTTTACGCAGATATTTTTCTGCAAACTCTGCCTGGCGGCCAAATGCTACACAGCTGATAAAGTCAGCCTTTTGTTCCCCATCGCGGTTAAATCTCCTGTTTACTGCCAGTGAATAACGTGCAGTACAGGTCTGCTCCTGCGCAGAGTTCGGCTGTGTATACCGGATGTCCGGATCTCTGGTCAACCTCCCCATTAGAATGACTTTATTCATGTTTCATTTTCTCCTTTCAAATGCTCACAAATGGTGATTTTTATCTTACGGACAGGCTTTTACTGTCCTTTAAGTTCTTTGTACTGTCCTATCTCAAGATCTGCATTTTTCATTTCATTTTGCATCCAGGCAGTATACGGACTTTTGCATGTATATTTCACTTGCAGGTTGTGGATTTTCGTCTGCTGCTCAATCTGTTCCCACAAATCCCTGTTCTTAATCTCTTTTCCATCAGATCTTGTCCATCCGTCTGTTTTCCATTCCTGCAGCCATCCAAGCATCAAGGCAGACTCCAGGTAATGCAGGTCTGTATAGATTGTCACGCAGCATCCTGGTTTTAGATGCCTCAGTGCCCGGATCACCGCCGACAAGACCAGACGGTTTCCGGAAGCTTCCATGCATCCAATTTCTGACTTGGTGTAAGTATTACCTGCAGGCGAAATGTATTCCAGTACATAACAAAAGCTGGCCTTCCCGGGCTTAATCCTTTTACCGGATACGTCTATGTACAAAGAGACTTCCATCATTCTCGCTTCACTCCTCTTCTTACTTTTTCCGGTATCAACCTAATCATGGTATATCTACGGTATTTGTATCCTGTAACCGGATTGATGCCTTCATGGATCCGTGCTATGTAGTAACCTTTTTTCGGCTTCGGCTCAGCTTTCCATCTATGCAGCTTGTCCACCTTCGGCTCTGGTAGCGGCATGTTCCGGCTAGTGTTGTAGTTTGCTTCTGCTATTCTTGGTTTTCCACGTGTGCCATCTATCTTTTTTTCGGTAGTGTGCTCATCTTTCGTCATGTAGTTGGCTAACTTTGTGAAATCCTCATCATAGTTTTTGCTATGTTTGATTTCTATGGACCAGGTGCCACCCTTCGTCCATGCTTTCTGTATGATGCTGACCGTATCCCCGATCTCATTGATCACCAGATGGATATGCCAAGCTCCCTTTGTTCCTTTTTCGATGTTTCGGATCCAGAACACCTCATAGCCACGTTTCTTGTATTCACGTCGCACGTACCGCATTGCCTTCTGGAAATCTTTCAGTGCATCCTGCATGGTCGGTGGTCTATTTTCTACCTCATAGGTCCATGTGGCCAAAATATCTCCCCTCTTGAAATATGCCAGCATCTTCTGCCTGCACCGCTTCGCTTTATTCTGTGCATTGACTATGCGAATCTGTTCCTGTGTCGGCTTGACTCTCTTCTGCCGTTTCTCGCCGGGTGCCCCATACCTGCCATCATGGAACTCTTCCACATCGATTATGTCTCCCTTCCGGAAGTTGTATTTTTTTCTCCTGATCATAGCTGTTTGTCCCAACTTTAATATCTTTATCGAGTCTGAATACCGGCTTTAAACCGGTTGTAACTCTGAAATATTCCGAAAAAAGGTTTTTTAATGTCCGGACAGGATTTCCCTGGCCGGACTATATGATTCCACCGCCCTGCAGTCGGACGTTTGTATGTATTTATAATCAAGTAAGAAGGTGTCTACTGCAGCTAACGTATCAATAATTATTTGAGAGTTTTTGGTTTTAAACATCCGACTGCAGGACGGTGGAATATTCATTTTTTTATCATCAACACATAGTGGAATAGAACCCCATCTGTCGAAAAGTCACATTACCATGGGTTACTGTGCGCCAATAGCACGACCTTCCGCACTCGATTCGCACCGAAAGATGCAGCGCCGCTGCTATCACCTCAATTCCTTTGCTTATGTCTACATGTTCATATATGTACAGCTGTCCTTTTCCTGTAAATCCGCTGATCCGCTCCATTCCATCAGCGATCCGGTTGCACTGCTCTTCGATGTACTTTAACTTTGCTTTTTCCATTTACTTTTCATCTCCCATCTGGTATACTCCAGACATAGGTTTTATACCTATGTCATTGGTTTAGAGCGTGTACTTTCTCAGGGTCTCACGCTCTTTTAATTTGTTCAGAATAATTCCTGCACCGGCAATCGCCAGCCCAATAACTGTGATCTTCACCGCCAGAATGAATCCGGCTTGTCCCTCACTAGACAGCCCCATCATTCCGATGGAGGCTATTCCAAGTCCTGTGGCACACAGTCCGAATGCAATCTTATTTTTCATCTTCTGTATCCTCCAGATTAATTTCTTCTACTACCGAAATCATCATTAATCCAAGCACCGCAACGCCTCCGGCCAACATCACCAGGATTGCATTTATTACCGTGTGTGGTCTGCCAAAATACAGGAATACAAACACGGCTGCTGCCACTATCGATATGATGATTCCGGCAATTTTAAGTTTGTTCATGGTTCTCACCCTCCCTCCAATGTTTTCATCAGCTGCCGGCGATAGATAATAAACGAATCTTTCTTCCCGCCTTTTTGCTTCGGAACGCAGATTCCGAATTTCCACACACCTGCCCGAATGTGCTGTCTCACCTTTTCCGGTGAACATCCGAGCAGACGTGCCGCTTCTGATGCACTCATGATTTCATGAGGTTCCATGTATCTCACCTCTTTCTAATTGCTTTTTTCGTTATCATCTCCTATAATCTGTGTACAGACTCCTGACAGAGCTGAATATCAAATAAAGGAGTGTTTTTATGAATACAAATGAAATTTTATTAAGCCAAGAATCCTATGAATTGCTTAAATACATAATGTCTCACCCTCAATTTTCTATTGTAGAAAACACGTCTTTTTCAGAGGATTGTTTAAAACAACTACGTGACTATAAACTTGTGCAGAGTGTTGTAACTACCTATAATGAATTGTTCAATCTTGTAGGAGAACACTTTTCTATTACTGAACTTGGCAAAGGCTATCTTTACGGGAAACAAAGCAATGACAACTTTCAACAATCCGTAAAATCTATTGCTGATTCTGCTGTAAAAACCGCTAACAAAGCAGATGTCAAGGGTTGGATCTCTGTTTTCATCTCACTTGCCGCTTTTATTTGGAGTATTGTCAGCTCATTTACCTTACAATAGAGTTGACAATCACAAATACAAACACCA